TAAAGACCACTCTCATTGCCAATGCTGTTGGGAACCATATGAAGCTATATAGCGATCATGTTGAGCCTGATTTAAAGTCACCACGACCTAAGGCTCTAGCTCTTGCAGATTTATTGAATACAATATCCATTGATAGTAGAGTGCTTCATAGTTGCTATAGAGGACTCTTAGCAGATATCAAGAAGAAATTGACTCCAGAACATTATTTATCACTACACCCTTATAATATGGAGACTGTTGTCAATGGTGCTGCAGGTATTGCTTATGTTGATGCGATGAATTTTAACACTTCAATGGGTCATCCTTATAGGACATCTAAGAAGAAATTTTTGCATACGATTGACCCTACTCTGTTAGCACCTGATGGTAAGATGTTCAGTGAAGAAGTTTTGGCTGAAGTGGAAATTGCGAGAGATGTGTATCGAAGTGGAAGGACTAATTATAGTATTTTTTCAGCACACTTAAAGGATGAGGCTGTTTCAGAAAGTAAAAGGCTAATAGGTAAAACTCGTATTTTTACGGGTGCTCCTATAGTTTTATCCATTTTGATGCGCCAATATTTCTTATGTTTTGTTAGACTAATTCAGAATAACAAATTTATTTTTGAGTGTGCTGTAGGTACCAATGCAATGTCTTCAGAATGGAGAGATATATATAGGTATCTGACAGTGTTTGGTACAGATAGGATGGTTGCTGGCGATTTCAAAGCTTTCGATAAGAAGATGTCTGCAAAGATGATCTTGACATGTTTCAATGTTTTGATATCGTTAGCACGAAAGCATGTGACAGAAACTGGAATAGACGATATAGGTCGTGCCACATTCACGGAGGAAGACATCACTGTGATGATCGGTATAGCAACTGATACTGCATATCCGGTAGTGGAATTCTTTGGCGATTTGGTGCAATTTTATGGTAGCAATCCATCAGGCCATCCTTTGACCGTTATCATCAATTGTTTGGCTAATTCTCTCTATATGAGATATGCATTTCATGGAGCCATGTCTGATCATGGTTGTAATATGTCGGATTTCCAAAAATATGTTAAGTTGATAACATATGGAGATGATAATACAATGAATGTTTCTCCTGATATAGATTGGTTTAATCATACAGTTATCCAGCAACAGCTGAAACTTGTTGGTGTTGAGTACACTATGCCGGATAAGACCTCAGAGAGTGTGCCTTTTATGGATATGAAGGATGTGGATTTTCTCAAAAGGAAATTTGTGATGTGTGAAAAGGAC